GTAAAAAGGCGGAGCTGCAAGATGAGTTAGTGGCAGTCAATGAAAAGCTAAAAGATTACATCCAGCACGGTGGAGAGAATTTCGATGCACTCAATGCAAAATATGAGGAGCTTTCCGCAAAATTAGATGCTGAGGAGACAGCCGAATCCGACCGAAAACGCCGGATTGCAAAGATGCAGAAAATTTTGCTGATGTTAAAGAAAACCGATTCTGTGCTGGAAACATTTGATGAATCCGTCTGGAATGCCGTTCTGGAAAATCTCACCGTGTTCCATGATGGGAGTTTGGTGTTTCTGTTTCGGGATGGGACGGAGATTAAAGTGTGAGAAGAGTAGCAGCCCTGTTGGAGAAATCCGGCAGGGCTGTTTTTTTGTCATAACTCAAGTCCACAATTGCAAAATCCTAGCCCACTCGGAAGCTTTCCAACACCTTGGAAACTATCCCACAAGGCTGCTTTTTCACTCCTTTTTCCTCTCCAAAACCCACTTAATTTTATTAAGTCCAATCCACACCCCTCAAAAAACGCCACCTATCGTTTGCTTTTTGAAAAAACGCCGAGCTATCGTTTGCACTTTAGGCTGCGAAAGCAAAAAATCATGCACCCGATTTTTGGGGTGCATGATTCTTACATTGTATCATCAAAGATACGATTGTGGAAAAACACTTAACCTTTGATACAATCATGCACTCCCTTTGCAAGGGGTGTGCAAACAGTACCGAAAAGGTGTGCAGTGGGTAACCACTGCCTTTGACAAACCCGGAACACCGGATTCATTCGTTTTGCTTGTAATCTATATTACACTATTTTTCTCGCAAAGTCAAGACAAAAAAGCAGATTTGTGTAATGTTACAAATCTGCTTTTCGTTTTATGTGAAAAATTAATAATGCTGCGATTCAGAATCAAACTGTTATTTCAGTACCGTTTTTAAACCGAAATTGCAATTCTCCCTTTTCACAGATGGTCACTGTTTCAATTGCAGCAAGCCATACGTCCGAACTGAAAACCTTAATCGGCTCTTTTCTCTTTTTTATCTGCTCCATGAAATCTTGGATCACAGTGGTTTTATTTATGCGATCTAATTTTTCAGCCTGCAATTTCTGATATTTTGCTTTCAACGCCTCGTACTCCCGCTCATAGGATTGGTACTCCAGCGTATATTCTGGTTGCTTTTGAACCGTTCGACTATTGATCACAACCATTTCTCTTATGTTTTTTGTGATCTGCTTTTCCTCATCATCCAGAACACTCATTTTCGCATCCAAATCTGAACAGTCTGAAAAAGCACGCAGCAACATCTCGCAAAGACTCAAAATGCTCCCTTTATCAGTAAGTAGCTGATTATAGGCTTTCAAAAAGCCTTGCTTTATCGTATCCTCATCAATATGCGGCGTTTTGCAATAACAATCATTCGTATATTTCTTGTTGCATCGCCATATCACACGTCTGTAACGGCTATTAGAGTGCCAAATCTTAGGACCGTAAAAACCGCCACACTCGCCACAGACGATTTTGGCTGTGAATATATTGCCGCTGTGATAGCGTTTTCCCAGTTCTTTTCTCCTTGCCATTTCCGCCTGCACCAATTCAAATTCCTCAGGTGGAATAATAGCAGGGTGGCTCTCTTCCACATAATATTGGGGTACTTCACCCTCATTCACTTTGGTCTTTTTCGTAAGAAAATCCACAGTAAATTTCTTTTGCAGCAGAGCAGAACCCTTGTATTTTTCATTGGTCAGAATGCTTTTCACCGTACTGAGATGCCACTGTTCCTTCCCAGATGGTGTCGGAATGCCTTTTTCAATCAAAATACAAGCGATTTTATATGGTGTCATGCCCTCCATAAACCAGCGATAAATACTGCGAACAGTTTCTGCCTCCTCCGGCACAATTTCCGGCAAGCCATCCGCTCCTTTTCGATACCCCAGAAAATGCTTGTATGGTAGACTTACTTTCCCATCGGCAAAACGCTTTCTCTGCCCCCAAGTGACGTTCTCCGAAATGGAACGGCTCTCCTCCTGTGCCAGACTGGACATAATGGTGATCAACAGTTCACCTTTGGAATCCAGCGTGTAAATGTCCTCTTTTTCAAAAAACACCTCCACGCCTTTTTCTTTCAGCTTTCGCACCGTAGTCAAGGAATCTACGGTGTTTCGTGCAAACCGGCTGACTGACTTGGTGACAATCAAATCGATTTTGCCGTCCAGAGCGTCTGCCACCATCTGATTGAATCCATCACGATGCACTGTGCTGGTTGCACTGATGCCCTCATCGGTATAGACTTTGACAAACTCCCAGTCCTCACGCTCTTGAATATACTTGGTATAATAATCGACCTGTGCCTCGTAGGAAGTGAGCTGCTCCTCAAAATCTGTAGAAACACGTGCATATCCGGCAACTTTTCGCCTTACTTTCTGTGTTGTCGGCTGGTGCGTTTGTAGACTGATTGTTGGCGGTATTACAGTTACTTTTCGACCCATTTCTGATTCCTTTCTCGTGCGGCTTGTTTCATTTCCTCTGTCCAGCTTTCTGCCCTTGATGGGTATTTCCAATGCCGTATATCAGATGTTCCATCGTGAAAGAAAAACTGCACCTCAAACGGTTTCGGAATCACAATGTGATGAATGTTATCTCGAAATACAGCCGCATCAAATTCATCCAATTTAAGTACATCACAGATTAGAGCATATAGAATTGATTCCGGAATTTGCTTTGAACCGGGGCAGTACTTTTTTCCTCGCCTCAAGAAAGTGGCACACATCCAGATGATTCCCTGTGGGAGTTGTTTTCGTTGATAGTTCTTTCCGCATAATCCACAGGTAATAAGACCACTAAGCGGATAACGGTTTGTAGCACCATCATGGGTGTATTGCTCATGTCGCTGAGCCAATATAGCCTGTGCTTTGGCAAACGTTTCAAGGTCAATAATTGGCTCGTGGGCTTCCTCTACATAATATTTCGGAAGTTCTCCCTGATTTCTCGTTTTTTTCTTTTCGATATGGTTATTGCGATAGTACTTTTGGAGCATGAGATTTCCGATGTATTTTTCATTTGTCAGAATTTCACGAATTCTTGGGTTTGTCCATAGGTTCCCTTGTCGAGTTGGTATTCCCATCTCGTTGATCTTATTTGCGATTCTCTGTTGTCCCATACCGGAAATATAATCTGAGAAAATCATGCGAACAAGTTCTGCCTCATTCGGTTCGATTTCCAAGACTCCCTCTGCATTTCTGCGATAGCCCAAAATCGTAATACTACCGATTTTTCCGATTGAGAAATCCTTTCGGATTTGCCATTTTCGATTTTCACTGGCTGAATAACTCTCCTCCTGTGCATAGGATGCCAGAATGGAAAGCATCAGTTCGCCGTCTGAACTCATGGAATGAATCCGCTGTTCCTCAAAATAGACATCAACGCCCAGCGATTTCAGTTCCCGTACCGTTTCCAGCAGGGTAACCGTGTTTCGTGCAAAACGAGAAATAGACTTTGTCAGAATCAAGTCAATTTCTCCCTGTCTGCATCGGTTCAGCAACTTTTGAAACTCTGCCCGGTTTCCTTTTGTTCCGGTCAGTGCCTCATCTGCATAAACACCGCAGAACAGCCATTCTGGATTGCTCTGAATCAGCTGATTGTAGTAACTGACCTGTGATGATAGCGAATGGAGCATGGCATCCTTTCCGCTGGATACTCTGGCATAGGCTGCCGTTCGTTTCAATGGAAACTGCTTTTTCTGCGGAAATACAACTTTTTGTATCACTCGTGCCGTGATAACCTCCCCCTTTCCGATGACATATTACCGTATGATCGGACGAGAGTCAAGGAATATACTGCACGAGTTTATATCGCATTCCTTGGCTAAGATGCCATGCACACGCTGATAATCTTCTTCTGTTATTTTTCGTTCAGCAAGAAGCGTTTTCAAAATTTGCACCGCTGCCTTGTACTGCATGATCTTGTCCCAGACTTTTTCTTGATTTGCCGTAGCAGCTGCGTGAGCAGTACTTTCTGTTTTTGTTGCCATAGCTTACAAACACCTTTCCACAAAATTGACAGGTACAATCATAATTTGCTTTCTTATTCAGCTTTTCTGAATTGGCATACCACCATTTCAAACGACACGCATCTGAACAGAACTTCTTTTTTCGATGCTTGGGTGTCATCACTAAAGCAGCACCACAACAAGGACACACTGCTGTTTTTCGCCTGCAATAAGAGGCGATTGTATTTACAGACACCCCAAGAATACCAGCAATTCTTTTGTAGCCGTTTCCTTGCTCTCGCAAAGTGTCAATTTGCTCCTTTTGACCATGCGTCATTTCGGTTTCCTCCCGTATCTAAATTTTGTAGTGACCCAGAAAGGTTCACCATCATAAATACAGTCGAAAAAAGGGTCGAAAAATCGAACCCCCTCTTGAAAATTCAAATGAACGCAAAAAAATCCCTGCACCGGAGTTTTTCTCCGAATGCAGGGATTTCTTCTTGCCAAATAGGACAAAGCGTGATATAATAGTTGTAGCAGCAAAAGGCGGTGGCAAGTCCGCCCTTTGTTGTTTCGTTTCAAGGTCGGTTGGTTTCAATCGACCTTATTTCTTTGCCTCTTTAATGACCTCGTCAATCAGTTCAAGGGCTTTTTCTTTGTTGTCACTCTCCAAAAGTGCTTTGATGGAAAGCAAAAGCGTCAAAAGTTCAAGCCGTGTCATGTCCTCTTTCATGCTTCCTCCTTTCTCGTCTTGCCCCGGTATTCGTGGCTAGGTTCTCCCCTAATCCACTGTACACAGTATACCATAAGTTAAACCTATAGTCAAGCTAGTTTGGAGATGTTTGTAACAGTACACAAACGGCTTTTTGGTAATTTGTGTAGTTTATGGTTTGTAACAAAAAGATATAAGCAAAAATAAAAAAGAATAGATCAGAGGTTCATTTTCGCAACTGTTACTTATTGTATGTTGACTTATTGTAGTCAATGTGGTATAATAAAAAAGAGGTGTTGCACATGGATGCAATTCAGGTATTTTCACATAATCTTAGAAAATACAGAAAGATACTTGGAGTATCTCAAGAAAAATTTGCTGATATGGCTGGCTTACATAGAACATATATCAGTGCTATTGAATGTGGTAAACGTAGCATAGCCTTAGACAACATTCAAAAAATAGCGGATGCACTTGGAGTCGAAACGTATCTTCTATTCATGAAAGATGAAGAATAAGGGGGGGGATAAACAATGCCGGCTTCTGTTGTAGATTTATTTTGCGGAATTGGTGGTTTAACTAAAGGTTTGGAATTAGCAGGATTAAATGTAATTGCAGGCATTGACCTTGATGAATCATGTCGATATGCATACGAAGCCAATAGCCATTCACAGTTCATTGCTGGAGATGTTAACACTATTAATTCTGATAGTCTGATTTCGCTATACCCTAGCAATGACTTACGAATTCTAGTTGGCTGTGCTCCATGTCAGCCTTTTTCAAAATACACTCAACGCTACCGAAAAGAAGGACATAAGGATGATAAATGGCGTCTATTATACGCATTTTCAAATCTTATTGACAGAATACAGCCAACAATTGTATCAATGGAAAACGTTCCAGAATTGATTAAGGAATCCGTTTTTGTCGATTTTATAAACCACCTTAAAGCGTCTAATTACCATTGCTCTTGGGAAATTGTTTATTGTCCCAATTATGGAGTCCCTCAACGTCGAAAACGCCTTGTATTGTTGGCTTCACAATTGAATGATATTAATTTAATTGCCCCAACACATAATGAATCTAATTATTTAACTGTAAGAGATGCAATAGGCAAGCTTCCACCATTAGCGGATGGAGAATGTGACCGTAATGATGTGATCCATTGTACTGCTAAAATGTCTGAAATAAATTTGAAAAGAATACGTAGTTCAATTCCCGGTGGAACTTGGAAGGACTGGAGTGATGATTTGCAATTAAGTTGTCATAAAAAGAAAACCGGAAGAAGTTATGGAGCTGTATATGGTCGAATGAAATGGGATGAACCTTCTCCAACAATAACTACGCAATTTTATGGTTATGGGAATGGACGGTTTGGTCATCCCGAACAACATAGAGCTTTATCCTTTAGAGAAGGAGCATTATTACAATCCTTTCCTGCAAATTATAAATTTGTAGAAAATGAATCGGCATTTAATAGAAGAGAATTGGGAGTTCACATTGGAAATGCTGTACCAGTTGAATTAGGCAGAGCAATAGGTATAAGTATCCAAAAGCATCTTAATGAAATGGGGGTAAATTAATATGCAATCAATCACACCGGAGCAACGAAAAAATGCTGAAAATCAAATAAAAGCATTAAGAAAAGAAATTGATTATGATACACGAGATTACGCAATTGACTTTTTGGTTCAACAATATAGAGAAAATGAATTTTATATTCCTGATGAATATCAACGACAATATATATGGGAAAGCCAAAATAAAAACCGTTTCATTGAATCAATACTATTAGGTCTTCCAATTCCTTTTATGTTTTTTTCAGATGCTGACGATGGGAGATGCGAGATAATAGATGGTGCTCAACGTACACAGACATTAGAAGAATTCATGAATAATGAACTTAAGCTCTCTGATCTAAAAAAGCTAACTACTCTAAATGGGTTCACCTATGCAGATTTACCAGAATACTTTAAACGAAAATTCAATAAAACTACAATGCGAATAGTTGTATTATCAGATGAAACTACACTTGAAATTCGTCAAGAAATATTTAATAGAATTAATACTACTGGTATTCGTGCTAATCCAAGTGAAATTCGTCGTGGTAGTCATGCTGGTCCTTTTATGGATTTCCTTAAAGAGTGTACTAAAAATTCAACTTTCATTAGAGTGTGTCCAGTAAGTGAAACTTCTAAAAAACGATATGATGACCTTGAATTGGTGTTAAGGTTTTTCGCATTTTTAAATAACTACAAAAATTTTAATCATCGAGTAGATGAATTTTTAGACTCTTATGTAGAAAGTGTTAAGGATAGCTTTGACCAAAAAAAGTTTAAAATGGAATTCGAAAATATGCTGGCTTTTGTAGATAAGTATTTTGAAAACGGTTTCAAAAAGACAAAAACATCAAAATCAACTCCACGAGTACGGTTTGAAGCAATTGCCGTTGGAGTAGGTTTAGCTTTGAGGGAAAATCCAAGTTTAATTCCTAGTTCTATGGAGTGGCTCGGCAGCGAAGAATTTAAAATGCACACTACAACCCACGCAAGTAATTCGCCTTCTCGTGTGTCAGGACGTGTGGAGTATGTTCGTGATATGCTATTGGGTGGTGAAACAAATGCAGGAAACGATTGATACTTTTAATGAACGCATCCAAGAAATTGATTTATATTACGCTGCACTTAACGCACTTTATGAAGATGAAACTTTAAAATCAGATAATGACAAATATAACAAAAAGTATTTTAATGGCGATTTTTTAAAAATATTGAAATCCAATGCGTTACTCATGATTTATAACCTTGTTGAATCAACGATTATGGGCGGTATTATAGAGATATATGACGAACTACAACAAGAAGGAATCACATATCAACAAGTCCGACAGGAAATTCAAAAAATTTGGTTTAGATTTAAATTTAACGAAGCATATGATAAACAGGCACATTATAATACGTACAGAGAAAAAGCAGAAAGAATAATTAATTCTATTTTACATGGAGAGAAACTCATACTTGATCGCAAAGCCACAAATATTAGTGGAAATCTAGATGCGAAGAAAATACGGCAAGTATGCCGTGAACACGGAATCACCTTCAATATTGATCCGAATTGCAAAGGTGGCATTGTATTGGATGATGTTAAAGAAAAAAGAAATAATCTTGCACATGGTACACAATCTTTTGTTGAATGCGGAAGAGATTACACAATTGAAGATTTAAATAATATCAAAGAACAAACCACATTGTTTCTTAAAGGAATTTTAGACGGTATGAAAGAATATTTCGACAATAAACTATACCTATCTTCAAATTAAATTTTAGCAAAAGCGCTCCTGAACCCCACATTCAAGAGCGTTTTTTGCTACCTATAAACGAAATTTAACCGCTGTTTTATCCGTTCAATTTCTCGTCAATACTGGCAACGTGCTGCAAGATCTGCTTGAGAGTGTCATCATCACTGGTATCTTTTTTCGTGTTCTCATTCGGCTTGTCTGTAGTGGTTGTTGCACTTTTTGCAAATCCATTCAGCCCAGCAGTCTTGATAATCGCCGGATAATCCTGATACGCATAGTCCAGATCCACCTCGCCGACAATACCGGAAACGCTGCCTTTCCAGCTGTACTGCCACAGCCCATAATTCCCGGCATAGGACGATCTGCTCACATCCACATGAGACAGAAACACGTCATACCGGCTCTTTATATCGTCCCCGATACAGCTTTCCAGAGCCGACTTGAACGTATAAATTGCCGCATAATACCCGGCAGATTCCAACGCACTGCAAAACGCCTGACAAAGTGCATCTGCATTTTGCAGGCTTGCCTGTTCTTCGATGTCAAAAGCAATAGGATACTCGAACTGTTTTCCTGCCAGAGCAGACAGGCACACAGCAGCCTCCTGCTCCGCTTCTGTGGCAGTTTTGGCGTAGCTATACCAGTATGCCCCGACAGGGATTCCAAGCCGTTTACATTCGCTGTAGTTCCGTTCAAACTGCACATCAATCTGACTGGATTCTTTCCCGAAACCTGCCCGTAAAATCGCAAAATCCACCTGCCCGGATGCTTTGACTTTTTCCCAGTTGATTACGCCCTGATGCTTGGAAACATCAATCCCTTTTGCCACAATTTCAGATGGTTGCGGCTGTGCTTTTGCAATGCCGAAATAGCGGTAGAAATCGCTTGTCACCGTGTTTGTGCCTTTGGTTTCATCACCATACCATTTTGCCCCTGTTCGCACATCCAGATGCACCGCCGTATAAGCACTGGTGATGTTGGCAATGCCGCTGAAACCCAAATCCTGAGCCTTACAGCACACCGCCTTTGCTGAAATTATGTTGCCGGACTTGTCATAGCACACCACGTCCGCCGCCGTCCCTTTGGTATGCTGCCCAGTACTCGTACCGCCTACCGCTTTATCATGCTCAGGACAACGGTAGCCGCTGTTGACGATGATCTTGCCGCAGTCTAATGCTGCGTACAGCTGTTCCAGCTTGCTCACCAATTCATCCGAAATCAAAAAGTCATGGCTTTTACCGCATTTACAACGAAATTCACGAGCGTTGAAGTGCTCAGTCAGTTGGGTGTTGTCCGTTGCTGAAAAACTCTTTACTGTCATATAAAACGACTCCCTTCTACAAAAAATAATTTTGAAAAAATCGAAAATTCGCTTGACTTTTCCACGAAAACGTGGTATAATGTAACTAAAGAAAGGGGGAAAGCAAATGCGGACAGGCGAATTAAAAAAGAAACTTCGCAAAGCCGGATGCTACAAAATCCGAGAGGGCGGAAACCACGAAATCTGGTACAGCCCCAAAACAGAAACAGCATTTTCTGTTGGGCGGCATGATGGACAGGAAATCGCAACCGGAACCGCAAACAAAATCCTGAAGGATGCGGGGCTGAAATAAGCCCCGACCCTACGGGGTTTTCAAAATGGCAAGAAAGCGAACCATTCGCTTTCCTTGTCAACTTTTCAAATCCGCATTTGTACCCCCATTCAAAAACAAAAAGGAGCTGGTAAAATGGCAAAATACGTTTACCCTGCAATCTTCACAAAAGAGAAAAACAACGCTTATTCGGTTGACTTTCCGGATGTAGAAAACTGTTATACGTGCGGAAATTCTTTGGTGAATGCAATGGAAATGGCATCTGATGTCTTGGCAATGATGCTGTGTTTCAGAGAAAAGGAAAAGAAACCAATTCCGGTCGCTACTCCGATCAAAGAAATTCAAACAAATGCAGACAGCTTTGCAACCTTGATTCTTTGTGATACGACCGATTATCCTCTCGTGGAGTGTGAGCCGAATGCAGAATAACATCAAGAGAATACGGGAACAGAACGGCATTACTCGAAAAGAGTTAGCCGCTCTTTCCGGCGTACACTATAAGAAAATTACCGACTACGAAAACGACTACATCAAATTTGAAAATATCACAATCGGGAATTTGAACCGTATTGCAACTGCCCTCGGTGTTACACTGGATGAACTGTGTAGAGAAGATTCCGAAAATCAGTAAAACAACTACTATAGAAAAATGCGGTATGCCAAAAACAGACATACCGCATTTTTCATTCTTTTTCTTCTTTTTCTTCGGCTTCTAAAGCTTTTCGGAGTAAGCGTTTGATTTCCGTCTGCAATGCTTTTCCCTCTAAGGCATCCAGAATATCCTTATCGCTTTTTCGATTCAGCTTCAAACCAATGAAACGTGTATTTTGCTTATCATACTTTTCTTGGGGTGTCAAAAAACCACTCCTAAAATTTTTTCTTGCCAATTCGGGCAAAACGTGATATAATTGTTGTAGCACGAAAAAGCGGTGGCAAGTCCGCTCTTTCTGTGTTTCCGTTGCCGGCTGTTTTTCAGTCGGCTTTTTCTTTTAGCCCTGAAGCATCTGTTTCAGCTGTTCAATAATGGCTTGCTTTTCAGCCTCGGTTTTCGCATCCTCTAACTGCTTAATCAAAAGCATAATAAAGGATTTGAACTGCAAATCCGTCATTCCCATTTCCTCCATATATACCTCCTTTCCATATCCGCTTGCCCGGTATTCGTGGGTGGTTTCCCAATCCACTGTAATCATTATGCCATAGGTTTAACCTATAGTCAAGGATTTTTTCTGGAAAGTGTGATATTTGTCGGAGTACACAAATTCAGTGCTGCTTTTTGTACGATAGCAATACCGTTTTCAATTGTCAAACAGCAGTACTACTCCTTGATTTCAGGTAATCCAGCCACGCTGGTCAGAACAGATAAAATGCCCGCCAGAAGTGCGGTACTGCCAACTACAAGCCAATTAACATCCTGCATGGTTGCTGCCACACCAACGGTCGCTATTGCTGTCTGAGCAATGGTTTTGATTGCCCGAATAACAGCAGCTTTCGTCCACTGTTTCCAATCTCTTTTCATACGGTTTCTCCTTTCTCGGTTGGCAGTGCCATGAATTCCTCGTGCAGATGTGTCATCACACCGTTGCCACCGAGTTCATGATACTGCCGGTACATATTTTCATAGTTTTCTTTTGCATAGATGGGTGCAAATCCGGCTTCAATGTACTTGTTATAGCAGTGTAACATCCGGTCACGCAGCAATGCCTGTACACCGTATTCCAAAGCTTTCTGACGGCTGTCCTGCTTTTTCATTCGAGATAAGATTGCTCGTGTGCCAATACCCAGAATGCCAGTTGCGGACAGAACAGAGATTGCAACCGTGATAATTCCTTGAATCACACAGCTTCCTCCGTTTCTTTCACATCATTCGTTTCTTTCTCTTCTTTCACATCATAATCGCCGGAAAGCAGTACCAACATTTCCGGGGTCAAATCTCCACTTGCAAAAATTTGATACTGTCCATTTTCAAGCGGTACGGCTTTAATTTTTGCATTGCCCCAGCCGCTCCGCTGGATGGCTTTTCCCTGTTTTAATGATTCTACGGCTTCAATAATGTTCATTGTATCATCTCCTTAAAGTAACGAAATTGATTGAATCAGCGGCTTACTGTTGTTGCTCCGTCCGACCCAAACTAAGTAGTAAGTACCAGCATTTACGCCCTCGCACGGTGTCAATGTGGTGACATATTCGGTATTTTGCAACCACTGCAAGGGCAAATCAATATAACTGCCCTCTGCCTGTGCCTTGGCAAGGATGTCCGCAGCCGTGCCGCTGTCGGACTGTACCAGTCGCAGAATGCCAACTTCGGTGCTGCCGGACAAAAACCGAATTGCAATTTGCGTGGATGCGGTCACGCTGATCGGCAGCGTGCAACAGGTATAGCAGCTATAATCCCATCCAAAAACGGTTGTTCCATAGTTCAGAGCGTAGTTGTTCTTCGCACTGCAAAAATCTGCATGCAGGGCGGTAAAGTCTGCCACGCTGTAAATCGTACCGTTGTAAAGTAAAGATACCTTGTCCCGATGGGTTGCATCATATAACACGGTTGTGGTGGGAGATTCACCGCCGGAAATCGCAAGAACCTTCGGCACGAGTGTATTAAATTTTTCTGTGGCTGTTACCGTCACGCCCTTTGTGGTCAGATTCGCTGCAAGCTGCTGCCGCAGTTGGTTTAGTTTTGTCAGCTGCTCTGTAATTGTCACCGCCATGTTACACCTCCACCATCGTTGCAAGCACCGTGGATATATCGCCAACACTGTCCTCTAAGGCTTTGATACGGGTTGCGAGGTCGTTGTCCGCTGCCTCTCGCTCTGCCGTTACTTTTGAGTACGTGCTGTTTAAGTAAGCCTCAATGCCATCTAAAAAAGCTTTATTGTCGTGTGTATGTGCAGAATCTTTCAGTGCATCCACATCCGGCGACAAATCCAGCACAAACAGCCCGTCTGGCACAATATCCAGAGCGTTGTGAGATACGGTACTGATGGACGGCAATACCTGCCATGTCTGCTTACCCGTTACTGTAACCAGCTTTGCGGTGCAGTATTTCGCTGATTCACCCTCTTCACATCCCGGCGTATAATCGCCCCAAGAGGCAGACTCTCCGCTTGTTCCATTTTTGATGGTTGCTGTCGTTGTTCCGTTTTTATCGGTAATAGAGATAACAGCCCCGACGTCTGTTTCTGTAACGGTTGCTGTTGGGGAGTAACCGTCTGCACCGTTTTTTCCGTCAGCCCCATTTGTTCCGTCTTTTCCGTTTACACCGTCCTTGCCGGGTGTTCCAGTGTCGCCTTTTTCTCCTTTTTCGCCAGGGTCGCCCTTTTCACCTCGTTCTCCTTTTTCTCCGGGTTCGCCTTTCTCACCACGTTCGCCTTTCGCTCCTGTATCGCCTTTTTGTCCCTTTAAGGATGTCAGCCAGTCTGCTTCTGTTCCGGTAAATCCGTTCTGCAAGGCGACTTCATAGGCAGATTTACCGTCTGTCCCTTTTTCTCCGTTTGCACCATTATAAAGCGTTGCAGAAGTTTCACCATCGGCATTGACAATGGTAATTACAACACCAGACTCCATTTGCTCTGCTTTCACTTTTGGGGAAAATCCATCTTTTCCATTTTGAAGTCCAGCAGCCTTTTCATCCAGTTTTTTCAAAAGCTGCGTATACAGATCCGGCGTAGGCGGAATGGGTGCTGCACCATCCTCCACAAAACCGGATGGCCGAATATGCAGTGTGACAGGGACGGTTGTCGCACGCAGTGTAGTATCACTTTCCGCATCGTAGCCAAACAAACTCATCTTTACCGCACCGGGATGCAGCTCAGACGGCAGCAAGCAGGTCGTTCCCTCTGTGCCAAGCACCAAATTATATGTTTCTTCGCACTGCGTGAACTGCACCACTTTGTGCAGCGTTTTCCAAGCCCCATCGAACACAAACTTTACCGAAACAAATGCGATCTGGTCAGAAGCAATGACCTCTCGCTCCAGTGTTTCGATTTTTTGCTGTTTCACTAAGAATTTCATCATCCGTTTTTCACCTCGTTCCATGTATGGGTTTCCGTATCATATTCCAGATAGCCATCTACACACTGGATCTTTTTCAGATAATTGTTGTAGGAATGTTCTCCGGAGGACATCCAGTTGACCGGTTTGGTGATGGCGTTCCACTGAGCAATCGTCCCTTCATATGTGATGACTGTTAGACTTTCACAGTATGTCAGCATATTTTCCCCAAAGGTTCCGCAATTCGCAGAAATGGTAAGGCTGGACAATGCTGTACATCTTGTAAACGCAAAAGCACCAATGGAATCACACGCAA